ACAGATGACGCTGTTATTGAAGATGGTGAACACATTTTAAAAGTAAATGATAGTAGGGTATTATTTAAAAACCCAAAAACATTGAAAGAGGAAAATGTTGATGTGTCCAGATTGATTAGAGTTTTTGTAAATAATAGAGACGACTTGAAAAGGAGTGTAAAGTGAAAAATATAATTATGATGGCAGTATTTGGTATGTTAGTTTATTTAACAATATCGGTACATAAACTTAACAATGAAGTTTTTAGAGATTCAAGTATAATGATACCACTAGTAGGAAGTATTAAATAATGAAAAATTTTATTGATCCTAAAAATCCTAATACAGTTGGTAAAAGTGTTGCGAATTTAGGTAACCATATACTAATTGTGTGTTTTGTTCTAGCACTATTATTCGTAGTCAAAGCTAGTTATGCAGAGGTGCCTGGATTAACAGATGATTTATCTGGTAATGTTGTACCTGTATCAGAGGTCAAAGTATCAGGTACGGTAGAAAAAACTATTGAAGTATTAGATAAGATTGAAAGAGTTGAAAAAGAAAAAGATAAAGTTTATTATAACAAGATTACAACTGTAGAACCTAAAAATGCAGCTGACCAATATTGTTATGTCAAAATTACCATAAAAGAAACAGACAATTCAATTATTAAAGAAGAAACATTGGAGTGTGCTGATGGTAGAAAAAAAGTAGATGGACCAAGTTATTGGGAACTGTTTGCTCAGTTTTACTATAGAGATATCTCTACACCAGAGTACTGTAGAGCTTATAGTAGACCAAACCATGTCTTTAAATCGTTCGGAAAGACATGTCTTAACAAGGACGGTGAATGGAAGGTAAAATAATGATTAAAAATATGATCATTTTATCACTTTTATTTGTAATTATTACTGGTATCTCGGCTGGAGAGTTTCTGGACTATGTTCAAATGGGGCTTGACAAATTAGGTCAACTAGTATATACTATGAAAAGTGAGGTAAATAATATATGATGAAAAACAAAGTAAGTAAACTTATTGGAGTATGTGTAGCAGGCCTATTAGTGGCTAACTGTTCAGCAACTTACAATATGAAATCAGAGAAAGGCAAAGTATTGAATCAAGTACCGAAGTGGTACATGTCCGATTTTTCTGAATCAAAAGCATGTGATACGCCAAGATTTGGTAAAGACAAAGATAAAATGTGTATCTTTGGTGTTGGTACTGCTGTATCGCCAGACTTAAATCTAGCAATAGAAAAAGGTATGATGATAGCAAAGGCAGAGTTGGCTGACATTATCAAAGGCGAAATGAATAAGTCTAGTAAACAATTCATTACTGAACTAGGAAAGAATAATAACAAGACAACTGTATCAGAGGTTGAGTCTACAATTGTAAACTTAATTAAAGAAACACCAGTTAGAGGTTATGAAATCTTTGCTAAAGATGTAACTATTACTAAAAACGGTTACTACAGAGCTTGGATTGGTTTAAGATTACCAATGGGTGAATACAATAAAATGTATAACTTTACCATTGCAGAAGCTGTAGATTCTTATAACGTTAAGATGAAAGCAAATGTGGCTTATGAAAACTTAATGAAAGAAACAAATGAAGATAGTAATATACAGTAAAAAGAACTGTCAATTTTGTGGCAAGGCCAAAGACTTGGTTAAGAAACTTGGCCTTGAATACACAGAAAAATCTTTAGAGAAAGACTTTGAATCTAATCCTATCAAATTGATAGAAGATATAGGTAAAAAAGTTATGTCTATGCCACAAGTTAAGATTGACGATGAGTTAGTTGGTGGTTACAACCAGATGGTAGAATACTTTGTTGAAAAAGGTATGATAAACTTTCAAGGCGAAGTAATTGACAATGGCTGATAACGATAATGTAATACAGTTTCCTACAAATAAAATTGTAAGAAATAACAGTACTGAAAATCAACAGGCACAGAATAAGATTAACGAACAGTTAAAACAAAAACAAACAAAACAATTTATTGAACACCAAGTAGACGATATAGTTATGAATTTAATAAACAGTTTTTTAGACTTAGCAATCAAAACAGATAAAATTACATTTACAAAAGATTTGGCTATGGTTGTTGACGCTATGAGAGGATTAATATACAGAGACTTTGGTATGAGACATACTTCACATACGTTGATTGATAAGATTGTTGATGTTAAACAAATGAAAAATGGTCATAGATCAGCCACCATAGACTACAGTAGAGTTATGGAAACAGGCAAACCAACTAAACCTTTTAACAAAGAACTTAAAACTGAACTAGATGACCTATCAAATGGTTCTAGTATTTTTGAATCAGATAGTGATTTAGGTAGCGATGATGACAAATAGAATTTACAGAATTACTCCGGTAATCGCCTCAGCAGGTTGTAAAATAGCAATTAATAATAATAAAGGAGACTTAAACAATGTTTAAATCTATTAAAAATGTGCTTAGAGGTAGACCATCTTTAAGCAAAACTCAAAAGGTATTAAATCTTTTGAACAAAGGCGAATCTGTATCTTGGACAACGCTAAGAAACAAGTTTGACCTTAAATCGCCAAGAGCGATGGTTGATAAATTAAGATCACAAGGTAATATGATCTATATCAACAAAACAGCAAAAGGTACTTCATACAGAGTTGGTATGCCTACTAGAGCTATTATAGCTGCTGGTATTACTAAACTTTATGGAACTCCATTCGCTTACAAAAACTAGTATAGTTAGTATGGTGGCGAGAAATCGCCACCTACACAAACCAACGGAGATTTATGTCAAGTAAAGCACAACTAAAAAAACAAATTGAGACATTACAAGAGACCAACAAATGGTTTAAAAAACAAATTGAACCACATGATTGTGGCTGGATGTACACCACTATTGATGGTATCAAATACAGAATTAAAGTATTAAAAGAAAGATTAAGAGCAAAAGAAAAAGGTAAAACAATCAAAGAAAAACATTGGAGTGATTACGAATGATTCTAGTAGATTTAAATCAAGTATTAATATCTAACTTAATGGTGCAGACCAGAGGCAAAGCAGAGGTCAAACCTAACATGGAAATGGTGAGAAGTATGGTATTAAATTCATTACGTGGTTTTAATCTAAAATTTAGAGACGAGTATGGTAAAATGGTATTGTGTTCAGACGCTGCCAATCCATGGAGAAGAAAAGTATTTCCTAATTACAAACATGGTAGACGAAAAGGTAGAACTGATTCAGATACAGATTGGGATAATATCTTTGCTATAATGGCAGAGATCAAAAAAGAACTTGTTGATAACTTTCCATATGCAGTTATGCATGTAGAAAATGCTGAAGCTGATGATATTATTGCTACTCTTATTAAACAGAGAGAAGAAGATAAGTACCTGATTGTATCTGGTGACAAAGATTTTATTCAACTACATCACTACGGAGATGTGTACCAATTTTCTCCTATACTAAAAGGGTATATTGGTGAACAAGAAGACCCTATACAATTCTTACACGAACAAATTATTAAAGGTGATAGATCAGATGGTGTACCAAACATATTAAGTCCAGATGATATATTTCTACAAGAGGGTGCTAGACAGAAACCTATCAATAAAAAAAGACTACAAGAATTTAAGAATATTGAAAGAAATGCCACAATAGAAACTAATATCAAAGAGAACTATCAAAGAAATAAGACTTTGATTGATCTATCTCAAATACCAGCTGACATAGAAAAAAGTATTATAAATACATACAAGAACTATAAAGTAAAAGACAGGTCGCTCCTGTTAAATTTCTTTATAGAAAATAAAATGAAGACATTAATTGAACAAGTGAATGACTTCTAACACATATATGGAGAATAAATTATGGCTAAAGTAGAAATGTCGTCAGCAATGGCGGCCGCTCAAAGAACCAGTGGGTCAACAGAACCTACTGTACACGAAATCTTTACACAGATTAATAACGCTAAAGATAAACCAAAGAAGATAGCAATCTTAAAAAAACATGACACTCAAGCAATGAGACAGTTGCTTAAGGCTGCATTTGATCCTAAAATAGAGTTTGCATTACCAGATGGTACACCACCATTTATTAGAAATGAAGCTCCAGCAGGCACAGAGCACACAAGTTTGTTTTATGCAAGTAAGAAACTATGGAGATTTGTTCAAGGTGCAGATCCAGATACTAAACAAATGACCAGAGAGAAAATGTTTCTTGGTCTATTAGAGTCTTTACATGAAAAAGACGCCGATGTATTAATCGGTATAAAAGACAAAAAAATAAACAACATGTACAAAGGTCTAACGGCGGCTGTAGTAAAAGAGGCGTTTAATTGGACTAATGACTTTGTAAAATCAGACGGTAAATCGATTCTAAAAGAATTATTGTCTTAAAAACCTCACATTTTTAAGGGTGCGACACAACGTACCCTTGAAAAACCCTTATAAATCAACGCTTTTAAATTTTTTTTCTGCTTGACTTTTATGTCAGGTTGTGGTATCCTAAATATATAAAAAGAAAGGTATATTATATTATGAAAAAAGCGATACTATTTTTAGCTGTACTTTGGTTAGGTTTAAACGCCTTTGCTAATTCAGTTAAAGCAGATGACTATAGCAAGGCAGTTATTGGCCATGTTATATCAGAGACTATTAAGAACAACGAGATAGATCACAAGTCTATTATGGAGGGTGAACTATCAAGACTTGGACACCTTTATGCTTTGGAAATGGTTTCTATTTTAGAAAAACATTTACCATATATACTTGATTCTGTTATGACAGAGTTGAGATTGAAAGCAGACCATGAGTATAAATGTAAGTTGCTTGAAGACACTAAAGCCGTTGACAAAGATTGTATATAATGATTAACTTAAAATTAGGAGAAAAAACAATTGTTAAGAAGATCAACAAAATACACAAAAACAAAGAAGCTATTAAAGGCTGACCTTACCCAAAAATCATCTAAACGAAAATATAAAACTAGATATATTGATATAAAAAAATATTTTGCTATGATAAATGAATTAGTATTTGATAACAAACTTTCGCCGTTTAACAAAGTTTATATTAAGAAGATGAGAAACGCAACGTTAGGTCAAGTTATAACTTACGATTGGGAAAGACGAGGCACAAGAGAGTACGAGCTTCATATGTTACCGACATACGAAGACAAACAAGAATTTGCTAATACGTTAGCACATGAAATGGTTCATCTACACCAGATGGCCAACGAGGGCGATACTGGTAACCATAACGCCTTATTTTATAGTTACCGAAGTAAATTAAACAAAGTAGGATTGGACTTATAATTATGAGCAATATGATGAGAAGAAAAGTGAAAGAACTTGATCCTTACCTTAAAGGTAGAATAGGTGAGGCATTGATACAACTACAAGAATTACATAAACCATCAAACAGATCAGGTACATCTAAAGTATATTATACTGGCAATTGGGCTAAAGATGTTTACGATAACTTTACAGATAAACAGGCTGCTGTTATATTTTCTAAAGTTGCTAAGATGAAAGAGGGTTTATCATTAACACAAACAAAATTACCAGCTTTTATAGATGAAGAAGGACAAGAGTGGACAGGATACGATTACGTTGCGAGGAAAATATGAAAACAATGAAAGCAGTAGCACGAACTTTAATGTTCGTTGTCATAGTATTATTTTGTGTAACCACGGTACACTATTATAAAATTCAGGCAAACGCTTCATTACCTACAAAACCTGATTTTGAACATACAAATAATCAACAGTTTATAGACAATGTTAATCAGTGTGTTGAGTACATATATTTTTATGAGAAGACAGTTAACAAGGTAGATAAAGATTTACTATTAGCACAGGCGGCTCTAGAGTCTGGTTGGGGAAACAGTAGATTTGCCAGAGTTGGTAAAAACCTATTTGGTATTAGAACTTATGATCTAAAAGAGCCACATATGTTGCCTTCAAACAATCCTAAAAAATGGGGAGTTAAGGTATTTCAACATGAGTGTGATAGTGTATTACATTATATAAATACTTTAAGTAATCACCATGCTTATGAGAAGTACAGAGAACTATTAGCTACAGGTGCAGATAGTTTAGAATTAGTTGAAACACTTGACTCATATGCCAGTGATAAAGACTATTTCTGGAAAGTAAAATCAATCATCAAAAAGATAAGAGAAAACTACAAACACTAATATGTTTCTAATCATACTAACTTTTTTAAGTGCGATATCTATATCTGTAATAGCCGCTGGCTATTCTATATTAGGTCTTGCAACACTATTTGCTGGTGCATATGTACCTATTATTGCTATGGGTAGTGCATTAGAAATTGGTAAGTTAGTAGCTGCCTCATGGTTGTATCATAACTGGCGATCAGACATACCTAAATCATTAAAGGCATATCTATTTACATCTATCATAATATTAATATTCATAACATCAATAGGTATCTTTGGTTTCTTATCAAAGGCACACCTAGATCAAGTTAAACCTACAGCAGGTAATACTGAACAAATAGAACTAATAGATAAAAAGATTAGACAGGAAGAGAAGATTATAGAACGAGCAGAAAAAACACTTGCTCA